CCAGTGCTGTTGAGGTAATGCTTGGCATAAAACGTAACTGGCGACAGGTTTGTTGTGCCAGCGTCTTGGTTGTAGTTCAGCTTAATGATTGCAAAGGCCAAGCCATTCATTTGGCGACCGCTAGAAGGCCAGCGTAAGGCTGCGTCAATGTCTGCGCCTCCCATCACTACGTTAGGAGCAGAAGCGCCGTTCAGTGGCGTAATGCTGCCAGCAGCAGTTGACCTGTACAAGTTAATGAACAAGTTGCCGTTGATCTTTGTGTCTACGTTACCCGCCTCGTCAGTCAGGCTCACGACTTTGGTTTGGTCTGTGCCATCAAACGTGACAAGCCTATCACCGTAATAAAACTTGGTGCTGTCAAACGTGAACTGTCCATTAGGGCTGACGCAAGACACAGCAACAACGTAGTACATTGTTTTTTGGTCGGTGCTAAGAACGGCATCTACAAACGTACCGCCAAGGTAAGCATCACCATACACAATTGGAATTGCGTTGACGTTAGAAGGTGGAACTTGCTGCCTTGTCCCACTATCTTGTGGCCCTTGACCACTTTGACCAAACACACGGCTAACAATAAGCGATACCGCAAAGTTAACAGCAAACGCAGCCGCCGTAAGCGCAAAAGACGCAGCTACACCCGCTGCCGTTGTGCCAGCCGCCGCAGCGACAACTAATGTTCCGACCATCTTTTACTCCCGTACAAACGATGCGCCCAATGGGGCATAACCGCGTTTTGTGTAATCAATCAAAGGGCCATTAGCACTAATGCTTGTAACAACAAAATCAATGTCGCCAGCTTTAAGCATCGCTTCAGCCCTTTCGTCAAATGCTTTCCATAGCCTACCGCCAATTGTCCCATTTCTATGTTCGGGTTCGACCCACCACAACAGTTCATTTAATTCTTTAACATTTGGCGACCACACATTACCTTGCTTAATTGCAATCAATGCGCCGCGCATATTGTTATCAATGTAGATAAAGCCTCTGCCAGCAATGATGCTAAACAGCAGCCCTTCTACATACTTTGGGAAATGATTGTTTGGCCTACTCAAACATTTAATTGGATTCTCAAAAGCGTAGGCTTCAACAATCTCCAGCAGCCTTGGTATGTCGTATCTTGTTGCTAGTCTTATCATTTAATCGCCTAATGACATATCTGGTGTTGTAGTGTCTGTTGATTGAGTGTCTGTCTGTGGTGGCTTACCAAAGTCAAAGTAAGTGTTTGCAATGGTAGCCACACGGTTCATGCTTGTGTCGCCGGAATACAAAAACTGCCAGCTTGATTGGTTTGTCTTTACCCCACCAAGCCTGTTTTCTAGGATGCGCCGCATGGAAGAACAAGCAATAGAGCAAGTAGCAATGCGTGTACGCAACTCAGAATTAAAGTCTTCTGTGATGGACACGCTATTGATGATGCCCTGATAACGCTTGAAGAATTGCGTTGTAGGTGTTGTAATAATTTGGTTATTGGCATCAAAGAAGCCGCGCCACACCTCAACAATTGAGCCTTTAATGTCGTTGCTAAGAATCAATCCAATGTTTGCTGGATCAATGCCTGTCAACGCAATGGTCATGTCATCCGAGGTTGACCGCATATCACGCTGTACATCCCCCACGTTGAGCAAAGCGCCAAGGTTGTTAAACGTGATGCCGCCCACAGTAATAGGTGCTGCTGCGTTGCAAAATGTGTAAACCGTAGCGGCTGTGCCAACTGTCAGTTTTACAAACTCTGCGTGTCTAATTTGTGGGCCACTCAGGGCTGCAATATCTGTCATGTGATGTATTCCCTAAAAACAAACGCATCATCCCATTGAACAAATGCGCCATCCGTCATTGGGTTCAAAGTATATGTTGGGCAGCGTTCAGCCACAACAGTAAATGTGCAAGCGTTGCCAATAGACACAGTAGCACCTGACGATGGTGTGCCGATCAAAGGACGATGGATGCCAACCACAGAGCCAGCAGAGTCTGCCGTGACCTTGTAGGTATAGCCGCCTACCATAATAAAATCACCCGCCTTAAACGTCCCGTTAGAGGTCAAGTTTAGGGTTTGCGTGTTGGGTGTAGGTGTACCGTTAAGAACAGCCGTAGTAGCCGTACCAAGTTTTTGGGTAAACCAATCTAAGTTGCTGTTGTTAAACGTAATGGTTTCTGGCAACTGACGGTCTTTGTTGTCAATGGCCTGAATAACATCACGCACTTGTGGATAGTACAAGTAGTTGTGTGGCGTAACAGTAAACACCCAAGGCACTGCTGTAAGGTATTGAGCAACTGTCAAGTATCCAGACCTTGCGACTTGCTGACCAACCATCCTACGGTTATTTACCGTCATGGACTGCTGGATGTTAAATATCGTTTGGAAACTCATGCCCTTCTCCCGTTTGATGCCAACTGCTTGTTAGCGTATTGGTAGCCAGCCCAAATGGTGTTGCTGCTTTCCAATAGCTTAGTCTCAAACGACTTCACATCAATGGCGTTAATGTAGTTGTTAGTAACTGTGGTGCTGCTGCCCATCATGTTGTTAATTTGATTGTTTGGAATTACCGTACCAGACGATCTTGGAACAAACACTTCAGGGCCACGTTCACCAACAACGTAAGGCGTATTGGCATTAGCAGGGCCACCATCAGCCAAGAAACCGCCAAGGTCTTGATTGCCAAACTTGTTGCCAGTACCAAAGCCACCGCCGCCAAACATACCGCTAAACAAGCGAATCATTTGTGCGCGTATCTGGATGCGGATCATGTCTTGAATGATGCTGCGCGTCAGGTCTTTAAAGGACAGCTTGCCTGTGCTTACAAACTTGTCTAACGCACCTGTCATGTTGCCCAATAATGAGTCAAACAGTTGTGCACCGTTTTCCATTTGGGTCGGAGCAAACGCAAAGAATTCTTCCATGCGCTTGCCAAAGCCTTTTCTTTCATCGCCTTCTTGCATCTCGCGCATTACACGATTGCGTTCTTTTGCTAACTCAATTGCTTTTTCTGCAAGTTGGTTTTCACGTTCAATACGTTCTTCACGATCAGCTTCAAGCAAGTTTGTTTCTTGCTGAATGGCTCTAATTTTGTCCTCTTGATTTGCTCTAATGCCTAAAACATCAAGCAAAAGTTGTTTGTCTTTTTCGCGCAGCAATCTGGTTTGTTGCTCATATTCAAGAATTGTTCGTTGACGATCAAGCGACAACGACTCTAGCGTTTGACGCTCTTTAATTTGCTGGTTTGTTGTAAAGTTTCTTTGTACTGTTTCATTGCGGATTCTGCCAATGTCCAGTTCAATAGCCCGTAGTCGCGCAGCCTCACGCGCAGCTTCAGCAGCAAATCGTTTAGCTTCAGGGTCTTCTGCAACTTTTGTTGCGCGTAATGGGCCGCTTGGCCTTCCCGCTTGTGGAATACGGGAATCATCCAAACCCCTACGCCCATCGGGCGAACCCATTACTTTAAATTCAAACGCTTGCAGCGCAGCAAGGTTTGCTAATGCTTGTTTTTTGCCTTCTTCACCAAGACTTTTAAACTTAGCAAAATCAAATGTCGCCAAAGCAATAGTCTGCTTAACCAACAATTCAATTTCAGTAACGATGCCTTTAATGACAAAAGCCACGTTAGCGGCAACAACAGATACTGTTTGGAAAACAACTTTAAATGTTGTTCCCAAAATGTTTGACTTGCCTGTCAGTTGGTCAAAATAATCAATGGTGGCTTTAAGTGGTGGGCCTAATTCTGAAACAAGCGTTACCGCAAAATCGCGTGTTTGCTTTTCAAAATAACCAATTACGTCAGCAGCATCTTGAAACGCTTTGGCTTGCTTGTCAGCCAATATGTTGGTTTCAGCCAAGCTGTCAGCCATGCCAACAAAGTCAACGCCCTTTGCAGCCTTGCCAAACACCTCCATTGCCATTGCGTTACGGGTTATTGGGTCTTCAACATTAGCCAAAGACCTAACCAGCTTGTTCTGCAATTCTTCAATGCTTAGATTGCCAACATCTTTGAGCGTAACGCCAAGGCGCGACATGGTTTGCTGTGCTGCCAATCCACCGTCAGCAGCCTTATCAACAAAGTTGACAAAGCTAGACAGCAATTTTGCAGCGTTGTCTGCCTCGCCGCCGTTATCTTGCAAAGCGTTACGCAGCTTTAAAACGGAGCCAACAGCAACGTCATTGGCTTTTGCCAAATCAACAACTTGGTCAGCGTAATTGAGCGCCGCAATGCCAGCAGCCGTTAGCGCCGTAGCCGCTACCTTGCCATACTGTTGAGCAGCATCGCCAAACTGCTCTAGCTTCTTGGTTGCCCCATCAATGCCACGGACGAACTCGGCACTGTCAATACCAAGCAATACGCCCAAACGGGCAATCATATTAGCCATCTTGTTTCACCTTAAACCTGTCTTTTGCAAATCCCGGTGCTTGGCTCATGTAGGCAAGCAAGCTGTTGTTTACCGCATCTTTCTGCGCCTCTGGTGTTAGCGGAGGATAGAGGTAATCATAAGCCGAACCCGCTACATTGGCTAGTGTATAAGCCCGTGATTTTGCTGGATCACGCAGATAGTTAAACACACCAGTTATAAGCGTTCCAAGCATTTCAATCGTCTTATGATTTCCAATCACCCCATCGCCATACATTGTCTGAAGCCGCGCCATCGTTACCGCATCTAGCGCAGCAATTGTTTCTGGTGTATGCCCGTTAAAGATTAAAGCAGTTTCAACTTGCGTCTTTAACGAGCCGATCAGTTTCCCCGAGTTTCCTTGTAGTTCGGGCTAATCACTTCGCCAATTTTGTCGCACAAAGCCAGTTGCACATTTAAGGGCCACTCGGCTTCAATGTCTTCATAAGTAATGTCGTTTAGCGTTGCTTCAGCGTCTTCAGGAACTAACAGCCGGATGTATTCAACAATCCTAGCCTCTGTCAGCGCCTTGTTTCTAGCAGCCTCGCGCAATGACTTGCCTTGCACCAGCACATCGTTTTCCAAGAACTTAAAGCCTGATTCTGTGGCCTCGGGCGAATCGCGGAACTTTTGCAGTGGCTCAACCAGCAATTGGTAAATGGTTTCGACTTTTGTTTCGTCAAGGTTTGTGATGCGCGTGTAGATTGCGTCTGATTCAGAAACCAATGGCACACGGACTTTGAATGTAAAGCCGCCTAACTCAAACTTGCGAGTCAGAATTTCACGGCGCATCTTGTCGTAAGTTGCGCCAAATGCGTTGCTCAGTTTTGTCATGTTTTTGCCCTAAATTTTAAAATGTATTTTCGTAACCCATCAGCCAACCTGTTAACAGTGTCTTGTGATTGACTCTCTAACGCTGGTCTTAGGTATGGCTGTGCTGGCATTTTACCTGTGCCAAACTCTTGTGCAATAGCCCTTGCATCGCTTTTAAAGCCTTCAAAGGACGCAGCCTGTTCAGTGGTCGCACCAAACTTAATCATGCGCCTTCTGGTGCGTTCTAGCCCCTTGCCTTCGCTCATGGCTCGCATCTTTTTGCCTGATGCTGTGGTGACCGTTGCAATCACCGCATCATTGCTAGTAATGTATTTAGACCGTTTATCTCGGCTGTTCGGCCTTCTGGCCTCCACTTGCAGCAACAAACGCAAAGCGCCTGAATCAACGGGCGCGTTCTGTTGTGCTAAAGCCAGCACAGGCCGCATGGCATCTCTTGCTGCTGGTATCAGGATTTTGCTACGGGCTTTCTTGTCGCCGATCTCTTGAGCCAGTTCGTCAAAAGTCTTTATAACGTCACCAATGCCTTCTAACTTAATGGTAACGCCGCCCATGTTATGTACTCGGTTTAATCATTTTGAGATACAGCAAGTTGTTCAGTTCACGCGCATATTCAACAACATCATTGGGTGTCATCTTGTCTGCGTGTCTTGCTGCAATTTCATGCGCCAAAACAATTGCTGTCATTTTCTGTTGTTGAAACCCAAACCAATTCTTAGAAGAATCGGATTGGGCAACAAGAAAATTTAGAAGGTCATTACTGTCTTTTACTATCATGTCTTTTACTCTGGTGTGATTTCTTCAATAACCACAGGTGCGGTTACGTTGTATTTTCTCAGCAGGGCCAAGGCAACGGCTTCTGCTGTGTCTGGTTGTGCTGTGGCTTTTGCAAGTTCAGCAGCGTCCAGCACCATGCCACGGGCGACAAGGTTAATGTCGCCGTAGCTGGTCACAATGGTTTTAATTGCGTCTGTAACGGTCATGTGTTGTTCGACCAGCCATACTGGTTGCCTCGCGGATGCACTGTGAACACACACTTGGCTTCTGCTCCCGGTTGTGCGTCAATTTGGAATTGACCCACGCGACCGTTAAACGCATAAGCAATAGTGTTTGCGCCTTCAACTGCTGCAACCACAAAAGTGCGGTCAACAACACCAGAAGCAGCATCAGAACGAATCTGGAGCAATGCTGTATCAGCAGGGTTCCAAGCAGCCGTAATGGTCATGCTTGTAGGCGCTGCTTGAACAGGAATCTTGTCGCTTTGGCGTGAACCAGCAACACCGAAACTTGCCACAGCGTCATCCTGACCAAAGGCAGGGATAGCTTCAACAGGCACAGCAACACCGTTAACGCCTGTACCGTTGGCAGACGTACCCACGATGGCTGCAACTTGTGCTGTCCAGACCGACAGGTTAGCCGTAGTCAGTGGCGTTGGTGTAGCCGCCGCTTGCATAAACAGCGAGGCACTAAAACCGGGAAGAACTTTTGCAGGGATAGCCATGATGACTCCTTATGCGTTGTTTGACCAACCGTACTGGTTGCCACGGGGATGGATAGTGAAAATAGCCTTGGCTTCAGCGCCGGGGGCAGCATCCACTTGGAACTGGCCTACACGACCGTTAAAGGCGTAATAGACAATGTTTGAGCCTTCTGTGGCCGAGATGATAAAAGTGCGGTCAATCACGCCAGAATAAGCATCGGCGCGCATCAGCAACAGGTTAGTGTCAGCAGGGTTCCATGCAGCAGTGATGGTCATGGAAGTGGGTGCAGCTTGCACTGGAATCTTGTCAGACTGACGCGAACCAGCTACGCCGAAACTAGCAACCGCATCGTCTTGACCGAAAGCAGGGATTGCCTCGACAGGAATAATGTTGCCGCTAACAGCGAGAGGGGCCACGCTTGCAACCAAGGACAACTGTGCAGTAGTCAAAGGAGTTGGAGTGGCTCCCGGCTGCGCGTACAACGCAGCGGTAAAACCGGGAAGAACTTTGTTTGGTAAAGCCATTTTGAGTATCCTTTAAAAGTTGAACAATTGTCTTGTCTTACGCCGGGATGTCAATGGTGCAATCCAAAAAGACTTGCCCCAATTTTTCCTCATCGTTGTAACTGTTATACAGCCACATAACGTCAGCTTTAGAAATGTAAAAGCCTTCGCTTGGACTTCCCAAAATTCCACTGTACCCATGCAAGGCTTGCAGAATCTGATTTGAGATTGTAAAACCATCTTCAATCTGTTGTGTGAAGATAGAAATCTGAAACACAGGTCGGTCAATGCCCTTGTTGCTTTGCTGCTGACCCGTATAAACAGGCTGATGCACGTTACGCAGCATCCAAGTAATGAACTTAGGCTGCGTAGCAAAGTTACGGTTAAAAGCCGCATAAACAGGCACTGGCGTGACTATGTTAGCCAGTTGGTACTGGATCGCTTTGCCGTAAACAACAGGATTAAGTTGTGATGCCATTAGACCGCCGTAACTGGATCAGAGCGATAGCACAAGAAAATGACGTTCATTCGATTGTCAGTTTCACGCGCACTATCAATACGCCAATCTTGCCCACGATAGGTAATTGAATAGAGGTTTTGATTCGCCACCATCAATTTCGTGTTTCTTGTGTAATTCAGCGTAAAAGTAACCATGTCTTGATACAGGCGATACTTTTCAGCAATCTTTAAACTGTTTGACACAGAAGCTACTCTTGCCCGAGTCGCAAACCACAACGCTTGAACAGTTGCGCCTTCGCCAAAGTCTGACTTGGTAAAAGTCAGGTTGTTGACGTTGATGTTTTCAAAGCGAGCAATAGACATTACGCCACTTCCTTCAAATCATAAGCAACCCACTTGCCTTTTTGTGGCTTTGCTTTTAGCAAGTAAGAAATGCTGCCAGTAGGAATTTCTGTCTTTTCGCTTGCCTCATTCCAGCTTGCGTAAACTATACCATTGACCATTAGAGGCTTATGTTTTGACGCGGCAAGTTTTCTTTTGCATTCTTCAGTTTTTGGAACACCACGAACATATTGCATGGTTTTTTCTATGGCTTCTTTGGGCATTTTTTTGCCCTTCATACCAGACACCCTTCCCATAAGCGCTTTTTTCTTATTGGCAAGATGTTGTTCAGATTGCTTGATGCCCTTCAAATGTGATCCAGAAGCCTCACCACCAATAGCAATGTTCCAACCTACTCTTGGTACTGGTCTTAACTTTTTCTCAATCTCAAGACAGTAATTTTCGTTTGACACCAAAATTACTTCTTTAACAAGATTGTCCCAACCGTATTTGCGAATTGCTTTGTACAAGGTTTGTTCTTTGCCAATTTTGGCGCATGACTTGTGAGCAAACATACGCTGCTCAAAATTCATGGCTATACCAACATAACCTTCAACAGCCACGTTAGTTTGCTCCGGCAAGTGAATCCAATATACAAACATAAGTTCACATAATTAAGGGCTTATAGGGGCGAAGCAAAGTTGTCACGCCAAACGGAATGTCTTTAAGCTGAATTTCTGTGCTGTTGGAACGGTTGTTATACAAGTGCGTAAGCAACAACAATCCAGCTTGCTTGATTACAGGGTAAGCCGCCAATGGGTTTGCAACAGTCGTGTATTGCAAAATAATTGGCGCAGTCATCACTGAGTTAACGTCTGTCGGCAAGTTGTTAACAATTACTTTGTTGCCGGAAACATCGTAGTAATAGTCTGTGCTGGCAAGCGTTACAAACACTGGTGGAAACGCATCGTTCCAGTAGCCAACAGAGTTAACTGTTAAACCCGGCAATGACGGGTTGCTGTTTTGACTGACTTCAGGCAAATCAAAGCTAATTGGGGATGCCACCAAACTTTCAGTGCCGTAATACACACGGTACGACACTGGAAGAATAGACATTCCCAAATAGTCTTCAATCGCCTGTCTAGTGGCAATGCCAAGGGCTGAAATGTATGTGTCCTGACTTGTATCGTCAAACAAGTTCAGTTGGTTGGTCATTTCATCAAGCGTCAACCATAACGATGAACTATCACGACCAATCTGCTCTACCTTTGCGTAGTTGAATGGATTGCGCGTTTGCGCCCCGAAAGGCGCAGCGTATTGATAGTTGTCAAAGGCCATGTTTAAGTCTCGATTGCGCGAACACCAGCAAATACATCACGGACAGTGCTGACCATACGTTTTTCAGCATACATCTGCACAAAGCCGGGAGTTGTTTGTTCCATTGCTTGAATGGTCATTTCTTCCACATCAGCAATGGTCATAAAACGGGGCCAGTTAGCGAGGTAGACGGGTTTTGCCCCCACAGTACCTATAGGGTCGAGGTACGGGTTAGGAATCACAGGGAAACCAAACACATGGAGCAACGAACCCGCTTCGGCAGAGCCAGTTTCCACAAAACTGTATGCGCCGTTTTGATGTGCATATTTACGCAATGCTTGAATGGCTGTTGGGTGCATCATCCACGCAGTTCCCGGCATAGACCAGTATTGAGCCGGAAGCACGTTAGCCATGTCAACCAGCGTTTCCATGTCCAGCCCTGCTGTGTTGTTAAAACCAACAGAAGCAATGTTGTGGCGTCCATTGGTAATCAATGTGCCGCTTGTGCCAAAGGCCGCAGCAGAACCAGCAACGCCGGGGTAGCTGTTTAGGCCGCGCAAGCCATCAATGCCGCCAGTAGATGTGGTTGTGGAACCTGCTTGGTCATTATTTAGGCCGCAAGATGCGCCTTCCAGTTGGGCAAATTCCATCATCAAGTCTTCAACCAATTCAGATTGCAGACCATTAACATCAGTCAAAACCGCAGTACGAACAGGCATCTGTGCGGTAATCACACGGGTAGGCAATTGCCAGATGCTTGTATCAATGTTTGGTGAACCGCTGTTGGGGTTGATTGTGTAGCCCCAAGGGTTTGTGCTGTTGGCAGCGTTACCCGTTTTGGCAACAAACTGAACAGCGGAATTACCGGGGACTTTAATGTTTCGTGCGCCTTGGCGAAACGGGTTTGCATAACGCAGTGCAGCGAATGCGTCATCAAAGTAAGTGCGACCACCGACATTCAAGCCTGAACCAGTGATAGCAGATGCCTCGCGCAAGTCAATCGTGACTCTATCGCCAGTTTCCAATGTTTGCTTAAACCCAGACAGGATGCGTTCGGTAATGGTCATAACAGTTCCTAAATTATTGGCACAAAAAGGAGGGGGAATTAACCCCCTCCGATTTATCAGGTAGCTGTACCTGTCGAGCGATAACGCACACCTGCGTTTGGATCACGAACGCTGGTGCAAAGTCTCTTTTCCCCGAAAAAGGTTATGAAACCGGGCAATGTCTGGTCGTAGCGGCGCATGACCATGTTCAAACGATCCACGATGGTGTGGAAGCGGCTGAAATCAGCAAAGTACATTGGGTACAAGCTAGTAGTGCCAGCAGTGCCAGTAGTGGTCTGAGATGGGTTATCCAGATACTTGTTCATCACCACATCAAAGCCGAGCATTTGACCAATGATGCCATCAGGGTTCAACGACTCAGTAGAGTTGAAGATTGGGCGACCGTTGGTGTCTTGCAGACCACGAATAGCTTGAGCCAAGATTGGGCTGACCATAAACTTGGCGTTGCTTGTCCAATACTGCTGTGGCAAAGCGTAAATCAAGTTGATAACGTCTTTGTACTGGATGTTGTTAGCACCCACAGTGTTGGCGTTGGTGGTGATCTGGTCATAAGTAGCCAGCGAATGCAGACCGCTTGTAGAGCCAGTGCCGGATGTGCCGAAAGCAGCAACAGACGATGTACCACCAGTGTAGGTAGCGTTAGAACCAGCGTACTGATCCAAGCCACGCAGACCGTTAGTGCCGCCGTAGGGGTTGCTTACGGACTGAGCAGCTTGGTCGTTGTTCTGGATCATCGACAGGGCTTCGCTCTGAGCGAACGAGGCCAACATATCGTCAACAACAACAGCTTCCAAGCCATCAATGTCGTCCAAAGCAGCAGTACGGATTGGGAACTGGACGTTCAAGTCTTGCAGAACCAATTGCCAGATGCTTGTGTCTTCAGTGGTGGCTGCACCGTTGTTCTGAATTGCATAGCCCCATGCTTCACCGGGGTTGCCCACGCGCACGCGAAACTGGTAAGAAGAACCATCAGTTGCAACAGTGCGAGAAACACCGCGCATTGGGTTCAGCAAACGCAGAGCAGTGAAAGTAGGATCGTAGCCAGTACGACCACCCTTGCCATCACCGCCAGCGGTCAAAGCAGAGGCTTCTTTCAAGTAAGCGTCCATTTGGCTTTCGTCTGCAAAGATTTGCAGTTCTTTTTCCAAACGGTTGTTGCCTTTGTAGAAGGTAGCCAGTTGCTCACGCACCGAACGGTTCACATCTTGGCGAACAGTCTTGGCAGGAGTGCGAATG